TACCAACAACCTCGGCCACGGCATTAAGGGAATCACCGAGGAAACCGCCTCGCTTTTGGCCTCCTACCTCAACGCGATTCGTGCCGACGTTTCGGTGATGCGGGCGCTCCAGGAAAAGGGCTGGGAGAATATCGAGGCGCTGGCCGGGGTGCTTACGCCTTCTCTTGCTGATTACGTCCAGCAGATTGCCGCCAACACCTACAACGCCTCGCAGGATACCAACGCTATCCTTGCAGAACTGCGCTCCGTTATCGGTCCGGCTGGCACAAGTGGCGACGTTGTGAGGGTTGAAATGGCGTAAATCCTTTGGCCCTTTTAATGCGCTATCTATTAGCGCGTTATCTTACTTAAATATCAATACATTTCAATACTTTTTGGCCCTTATAGGGCCAAATTGCTTAAAATTGTGACGCTATGTTGTACGTTCCTTCCATATCCGATTATAAGCCGTTCTATATCCAGCTTGAAACCGGCTTCGCTATTGACATACTCAAAGACTACTCCGTGATAGTCCGCTCGCAGGACTATCCTTCGACGCTCAAAGTCAAGGAGCCGTTCAAAAACCAATGGAAAGACCAGCACGGGGACGAGGAATATATCGCCCCGGAAGGCTTAAAATATGAGGCTTTCTCGTTCAAGTTGGAGTGTGCCATGTTTGCAAGGAACACGACCGACGAAAAGGCGATTGCCGACCTTAAAAACGGAGTCCGGGCCTTTCAAAATCTTCTCTCGCAGGGGTTCCTGAAAACTTACGACGCTTACACGGGTTACGGATTCAAGCAAGTGCGGCTCCAGGAGTTCCCCACCCCGGAAAACGGGGCTTTCTCCGTTTGGAACAACTGCACAAGGATTCTTTTCCAAGTGACGCTGAAAGTGAACGACCCGGAAACGAGTATGATTTACAACGCCGCAAACAACTTTATCGTGGAGGGTTAAGCTATGGCAAGGTTTGATATTATCCAGAATAACGCACCTATCGCAAACGGCGCTCCGACTTTCACCGGCACTTACATGAAAGCTGGCGTTCTGACATTTCGGGAAATCGCCTCGCCCAGCCCGATAAGCTGGCGCATTGGCTCATACGTGGACTATCCCCGTACCGGCCTGCGCTATTATCTTTACAACATTCCCCAAGTCAAAAAGCAGGCAGGATTCAAGACTCACGGGGCCGCATACGTGTACCAGAACGTACAACTGCACGATGCGACCTATGAGCTTGAAATCTGCCCGTTCCGCGATTTGGTCTATGACGATAACCGGGTGCATTTCTCCACGCAGAGCGCGATTAGCGTTTTCGACGACGTGGCCGGTATCGCCGAGCGAGTGCAGGCGTGTTTGGACGACTTTCACCCCGGCGCATGGGTGGTTCGGCTGGCGACCGAGGAAATGGGCGCTTCTACCGAACTTTTGGCCCTCATGCAAGAGGAACGCGAGTTTGTTGTTTCCGGCGTTACCCTTCAGGGGGTAATGGAGAAAGTCTATGAGATTTGGCCGGAGGTTGGCTACGTCTATTCGTTTGAGAACGGCAAGCATGTTTTGACGATTGGCGGTGCTGGCCTTAATGGCTTTGGCGAAACGTACAAATACGGCAAAGGACATGGCCTTACGGCGCTGACGAAAACCGCCGCAAGCCCGGAGGAAATCGCCAACCGGCTCTACGTTTACGGCTCGTCCCGTAATATGCTCCCCAACTGGTACAACAAGCAGGAAATCCACGGTGCGGAATCGGTCGATATTCAAAACTTGATGATTCCGATTGGGCCGGTGGACGGTAGCGCAGTCAAGTACGTTTACAACGGCAAAATCTACACCTACGAGGGCAGGATTTACACCTACCCCGGTGCGGTAAGCCACTATTCCGGTTGGGGCATTACCGACGGCCTCCCGGACCCCGCAAAGGCGTTCATTGAGGACGCGGCTTCTATCGCGGCCCGTGGACTCCGTGCAAAGAGTATCTACTTTGACGGCTCCGGCGACCTGAAAGAAATCTACCCGACGATTGAGCGGGTGACGATTGCGGAAGTTCGCGGAGCCTCGCCGAGCTATGTGCCGTCCCAGGACTGGCCCGACGCGCAAAGGGTTGATGAAGTCTATGCCGTAACCCCGGTTGCCGATGACGGCCTTTCCGGCGCTGACGGTAAGGCGTTCCTCCAGCGCGAAACCGAGGACTTCGCCAACTCGCTCCAGGAATCCGTTTCTGCCGCGAGCGTTGCCGCTTTCCGTCTTTTCACAAAGCGCATTACGGCTACCGTTGCCGGTGCTTTGAAAATCAATCAGTCCGTTAAGATTAACGGCTGGCTGACCGGGGCTATAACCGGCGTTGACGTGTACTTTGAGCTGGCGAAGATTCAGTCCGGCGGCATGTCTTACGTTATCAAGAGCGCAAAGCAGACATGCGAGTACAACGCCGACGAAGGCGCGTATCATGTAATCGGGGCTGACCTTGACGCTGGAAAAGTTGAGGTTGAGGAGGGAGATTCCTTCGAAGTCCGCGTTACGCTTTCCGTTTCCAACGTGAACGGTACGCAGGAGCAGACGTTCAACTATTCCGGTGACGGCTATTTGGACTTCCAGATTGGCAACTACCGGGCCTCCACGTTCACTATCCAAATCCCGCAAATCGGCTTCGATATTGCCGAGCAGGCGGCTTTGGGCGAAGGCATGACGCTCGCTTTCCGTTCCGGCAAATGCGCCGGGCGGGAGTTCAAGATTAAGAGTGTTGAGTACCGGCAGGCTACTGATACGTGGCTTCTCGAAGTTATCCGCTCCGAGGACGAGTCTTTGGCCCAATGGTTCCCGAACACGGACTACCAAATTGAGGTTGGCGACCGCTTTGTTTTGCTGGATATTGCCATGCCGGGAATGTATATCAACATTGCCGAAAAGCGGCTCCTTGCGTCCGCGCAGGAGGTGCTGGCCGACGTAGCCAAAGAGCAATGGCAGTACACCCCGGATATTGACGCAAAATTCATGGTTGAGAGCGGGCGCGTCCTTCTCCCGGCCCAAAACATAACCCTTGAAGATGATATTGTTCCCGGCGGCTCTACGCGAATCTTGATTGATTCCGTCACTATCAACGAGGGCGAGTCCACTATTCCGACCTACAAGGTAACGCTCCGGGATAAAAAGAAAAAGTCCTATTCCGATAAGGCTTCCGTTACCCCGATTTCCTCCCGCCCGGTTGAGGAGGTCCAGACCACGGCCACTTCGTCCGAATCTTCCTCCGGCGGAGGTTCAGGTTCCGGCCACACCCACGACAACAAGGCCGACCTTGACAAGCTCGGGACGGACGGGCTTTATATTACGATTAACGGCTCAAAAGCGCAGGCTGGATATGCCGACCGTGCGGGCAGCGCACCGGCGGCAACCGAAGCTGAACACGCCCTCGAGGCCGACCATGCTTTAACCGCAGACGAGGCCACTCATGCCGAAAACGCAGATGAGGCCACCCATGCCACAAATGCCGACCTTGCGCAAAGGGCGCTTACGGCAGACTATGCGCTGGATTCTGATAAATGGGACGGCGCACAGTTTGGCGACTACCTCAATCAACCAGTCCGCACCACTGACAACGTGGCATTTAACAAGGTCACCACGCCGGAAGTTTCCACCAGAAAGATAGCCTCCCCGGACTTTACAGAGGGGCCGCTCGGCTCGGGGTTCCGGCTTTGGAAAAACACCGTCGGCGGTAACGCGGAGCTGGAGCTTGACAGCATTACCGTCCGAAAGACGCTTAAAGTGTTTGAGTTGATAATCCAACAACTCAAATATCAGGGCGGAATGGTGATTTACTCCGCCGCCTCCGCTGTGTGCACCGAGGTTGAAGAGCTTTCCGACGGCTACAAATGCTATATCGACACCAAAGAGGACGAAAACGGACGGATTCAGGAGCCGAATCTCTTTGTTGTTGGCGACCAAGTGCGCTGCCAGCGATTCCAACTCGGAACGACCGTTGCCAAATACTACTGGAGGCTCGTTACCGCCGTTGGTGATGACTACATTGTGCTGTCAAAGACCGACTGCGACACGGGTTCCGATGCGCCGGAGGCTGGCGACAACA